CTTTTAGTCAAGTGGCTGTGTATCGGAACAATACTATCTCTCCAATACTCTTCCCTGATATTATATATAAGTATGCAACTGCCTACAACGAAGCGTATGTTGTAGTTGAGGCGAATGATCAAGGTGGTGTGGTCTGCAATGGTCTATACCACGACCTAGAATACGAAAACACTCATGTATCTTCAGCAGTAAAATCTTCTCATATCGGAGTGGAAGTCAACCGTAAAATCAAACGGTTGGGGTGCTCCGGATTTAAAGATCTTCTCGAAACAGGCAAATTAGAGATTGTTGACGAAAACACAATTTTGGAAATATCGACCTTTGTGGGCAGAGGGCAATCATACGAAGCTTCTGATGGTAATCATGATGACCTAGTTATGAACCTTGTGATGTTGGGGTATTTTGTCACGCAACAAATGTTTTATGATATGACAGATATAAACCTTAAAGAAATGATGTTCTCAGAAAAAATGAGATTGATCGAAGAAGACGTTTTGCCTTTCGGGTTTATTGAAGATGCTTCTGACGAAATTGAACAACACGAAAGCAGAAATAGAAACTCAGGGTTATCTTACGATTGGCAGGTTTTTGACGCGGATACTTCTAAATTATGGTAATTATAAATAAATAACATTGATATCTATCCGTATTATGTAAATCTTATTATTAGCTAATAAAAAAAAGGAAACGAATATGGCTCTTTTTACCCCATCCGCGTCTCCCAGTATCACTGTTAAAGAAATCGACCTTACGGGTGTAGTCCCTTCGGTCACGACTTCAACTGGTGCTATTACCGGAGAATTTTCATGGGGACCTGCAGATACTGCTGTGTTGATCGACAACGAAGCAACGCTGGTATCTACTTTTGGTTCTCCATCTATAACGAATTCAGTAGATTTTTTATCTGCTTCTTCGTTTTTACGTTACTCTACAAGTCTTTATGTTTCAAGGGTCATGACCGACTCTGCTGGAAATGCTTGTGATTCAGCTGAATCATTTGGATCTATCCCACTCGTAAAGAACTCTAGTGATTTCGATACATTAAAACCAACTTTAACTTCTGCTAATCACACGTTTTTGGCAAAATATCCTGGTTCTGCAGGAAATAGTATTGAGGTACAAGTTTGTCCTCAATCATCTGCTGATGCTACGTTTGATGCTTGGGCTTATAGATCTTTCTTTGATGCTGCTCCTGGCACATCAACGTATGTCTCTAATGCCAGTGGAAACAATGATGAAGTTCATGTTATCGTACTTGATAAATTGGGTTCTTTAACCGGAACACCTGGAGCAGTTCTCGAAACTTTCCCCTTCCTGTCCTTAGCGACAGATGCCAAAACAAATGATGGAACTGGCAATAATGTTTTAGACGTTGTCAATAATCGTTCTAATTATGTTTGGGCGCTTAGTCTTAACAACTCAACAGACGTTGCTAATTCTACGTTTGATGAGTCTTCGACCGCAGCAGGAAATGGTTCTGGAACTAACTTCGCGCTTGCTTCGCCTACCACTAAATCTTTCAAACTTGGTAGCGGAAACAATGGTGGTGTTGTTGGAACTGGTGAAATTCTTACAGGATTTGATGTATTCGAAAGCACAGAAGACATTCAGGTAGATTTCTTAATTGCTCCTGGTATGTCAGCAGCAGCAGATCAAGCAACGGTGGTCAACGACCTCGTTACCACAGCTGCATCATTAAGAAAAGACTGTATTGTAGTAACTTCGCCTGACCGAACCGCAGTAATTGGGCAAACCCCAGCATCTGCAGTAACCTCGTCTGTAACCACAGCAGGTCAATTTAACTCATCATCTTACTTGGTAGTTGACAATAACTATCTTAAAGTTTATGATAAGTATAATGACCAATATGTCTTCATCGCGGCCGCAGCATCTACTGCGGGATTGATGGCGGCAACCGATGCTGTATCAGCACCATGGTTCTCTCCGGCAGGTAATAGAAGAGGGCAATATTTTGGCGTTACTTCCTTAGCATATACAGCTAATAAATCACAAAGAGATACATTATACAAATCAGGAATCAACCCTATCGTTAATCTTCCTGGCCAGGGCGTTATTCTTTTTGGCGATAAGACCAAAGAATCTCGTCCTTCTGCCTTTGACAGAATTAACGTTCGTAGGTTATTCTTAGCAGTAGAGCGAGCAATTGCGGCTGCGGCAAGAAATGTAATGTTCGAATTCAATGACGAATTCACTCGTGCAGAGTTTGTTAATATCGTTGAACCGTTCCTGAGAGAAATTCAGGGTCGACGAGGTATTACAGATTTCCGAGTGGTTTGTGATGAAACAAACAATACTGCGGCCGTCATTGACCGTAACGAGTTTATTTGTTCAGTGTTTATCAAACCAGCTCGTTCAATCAACTACATCACTCTTAACTTCGTTGCGGTTCGTACCGGCGTTGAGTTTAGTGAAGTCGTTGGTACAGTATAGCACACCATTAAGGAGAAATAAAAATGGCAATTTTAGGAGTCGACGACTTTAAATCAAAACTGCGAGGTGGTGGTGCTAGGCCCAATTTGTTCCAAGCAACCGTAAACTTCCCGCAATACGCAGGGGGTGATGTTGAATTGACATCTTTCTTGTGTGAAGCCGCGCAATTACCTGGATCGACGATGGGGCTGATTACAGTTCCTTTTCGTGGACGCCAGTTAAAGATTGCTGGCGACAGAACTTTTGAACCTTGGACAGTAACTGTTATCAATGATACAGACTTTACTGTTCGCGATTCAATGGAGCGATGGATGAATGGCATGAACGCACATTCAGCAAACGTCGGTTTGACCAATCCAGTGGATTATCAATCTGATTTGTTGGTTGAGCAGTTAGACAAAGATGGTTCTATTCTGAAGCGTTATAACCTTCGCGGTTGTTTCCCGACGAATGTTTCACCTATCGAGGTCAGCTATGCTACCACGGATGAAATCGAAAGGTTTACTGTTGAATTCCAAGTACAGTACTGGGAATCAAATTCAACTAGTTAATGTTTAACTAAATAAGTGGGACGTCTTCGGGCGTCCCCTTATTTTTTTATTTGGAAACAGAATATGGCAGACGATAGTATTATTAAATTATTTGGTTTTGAGATACGTAGAAACAAGAAAGGGTCGGAGTCGAACCTTGTCTCTGTTGTGCCTCCGACGGATGATGACGGAGCTGGATACGTAACTTCTGCTGCAGGACATTATGGTCAATTCATTAATATGGATGGCGATAATTCTAAAGACAATCATCAATTAATTCTTAAATATCGCGGGGTTTCTATGCACCCCGAAGTTGATATGGCGATTGAAGAAATTGTTAATGAATCTATTAGCGCTTCTGAGTTAAAATCCAGTTTAGAAATTTCACTAGATAAAATCGAAGCCGCTGATAAAATTAAAGATCAAATTACAGAAGAATTCGATAATGTGGTGGCAATGTTCAAATTCAATGAACTAGGTCACGATATTTTTAGGTCTTGGTATGTTGATGGTAGAATCTATCATCATTTACTAGTAAACGAATCTAATCTTAAAGCAGGGATTCAAGAAATCCGCCTAATTGATGCATCTAAGATTCGTAAAGTTAAAAAAGTAAAACACAAAATTGATGGAAAAACTGGGGCAAAAATTGTTGATACGACTGAAGAATTTTATATTTTCGAAGAAAAACCAGGTCAGGCAAATACCGCAGTTAAACTTTCGACCGACTCGGTAAGTTATGTTACCTCTGGACTACTAGACGAGACTAAAAGAAAAGTAGTCTCACATTTACATAAAGCACTTAAACCTATTAACCAATTACGTATGATGGAAGACTCTCTGGTCATCTATCGTCTTGCTCGTGCACCCGAACGACGAATCTTTTACATCGATGTTGGTAATTTACCTCGTGGTAAAGCAGAGCAATACATGAAAGACATTATGTCTAAATACCGCAATAAATTGGTCTATGATGCAGACACCGGACAGTTAAAAGACGACCGCAAACATATGTCTATGCTTGAAGATTTCTGGTTGCCGCGAAGAGAAGGTGGTAGGGGCACAGAAATTTCCACGCTTCCTGGCGGCGATAATCTGGGTCAAATTGATGATATCATATATTTTCAGAAAAGATTATACCGCTCGTTGAATGTGCCTCTGGGACGATTAGAACAAGAAACTCAGTTTTCTCTTGGAAGATCTACCGAGATTAGTCGGGATGAAATCAAATTTCAAAAGTTTGTTGATCGTTTGCGAAAAAGGTTTTCGCAGGTATTTCTCGGAGTATTGAAAAAACAACTTATACTTAAAGGTATTATCACCGAGCAAGATTGGCAACAATGGAAAAATGATATTGTAGTTGATTTCATCAAAGATAATTATTTTTCTGAATTGAAAGAAACAGAGATTTTAAGAGACCGACTAGGAATAATGTCAGAAGCTTCTCAGTTTGTTGGCGAATATTTGAGCAAAGAATGGATTATGACGAACATTCTACGTTTGTCCCAAGAAGAAATGAAAGAAATGAAAAAACAAATAGATGCTGAGATTTCTTCTGGCGATATTGATGATAATGAAGAAGAACCCACTGAACCAACGGGAGAAAATCAACCAGAAATACCCCCAGAGAAAGAAGAAAAATATATTCCATCTCAAGAAGATGAACTTTTGGAAAATATGACTCGGTTTATGAGCAAATTGAATGAGCAAGATTAGTCCTGTTGTAACTACTGCCTTCGGTATAGCACATACTGAAAAACGGATAGGGCAATTAGAAGAAAAATGGTACGAAATCATTAATGATGTCGAAACCACGCGTGGACCTGCGGGTCTCGACGGCCAGAAGGGAGACAAAGGTGTTAAAGGCGACAAAGGCGATAGAGGCGATAAAGGAGAACGCGGCGAACGTGGTTCCGATGGCAATGATGGAGCACCAGGACCTGTTGGCGAGAAAGGAGATACTGGCGAACGCGGCGAACAAGGTGAACAAGGACTTCAAGGTGTTGCTGGAATTGCTGGCAAGGATGGAGAACGAGGAGAACGTGGCGAACAAGGACCACAAGGATTACAAGGGCCGCAGGGATTAAAGGGTGATAAAGGTGATAAGGGAGATCAAGGAACCAAGGGAGACACTGGAGCAACTGGTAGCAGGGGCGAAAAAGGTGATCGCGGCATTGATGGAACCAAGGGAGACGTGGGCGCACAAGGACCCATGGGTGTCAAAGGAGACAAAGGAGATACTGGACTTCGTGGCGAAAAGGGCGAGCGGGGAGAGCGTGGCGAACAAGGACCACAAGGAATACAAGGTGAGGCAGGACCAGATTATAAAGAGAGGTTCGAAGAAGCCCTAGAACAATTCAACGAAAGGTTATCGGAGAATTCTAACACAGTAAACAAAAATATTGAACGTACTCTTGCCAATGTACAAAAATCTCTTTCTACTCTTGGTGGTGGTGGTTCATACAAGATACTTGACAATGCAGATGTCGACAAAACTCGTTTGAGTAGCGTGGTCGGTGATAGTATTTTGGTGTTCGATCCAAATAAGAAGAAGTTTGTTGTACAATCTTTTTTAACAATATTAGACAGACTAAAGGCAGATTTAGAAGTGCAATACGACAAACTAGTAGACGAAGATCCAGATAATGGATTTACTTATGTGGGTGAAGCGGTGCCTGGCA